AGCACTCCATCGAGGCAGCGCGGGTCATGCTGGAGAGGGATCGACTCGATCATCAACGAGAGAAGGACAGAATGGAGATTTCGTTGAAGGCAGTCAACCAGTTCCAAACCAGACGTTCAAAAACCAAGGGAGGAATGTAGATCATGGCACCGGAAATCGAAACCCCCGTCACGACCGATGTGGCGAACGCCGAAACTGCGGCCCCGGCACCCGCACCTGAGACCCCCGCAGAAGTTACTGCGCCCGCCGAGAACGCGGCTCCGGCACCCGCGACCGAGGAACCTGAGAAGCCGTCCAAAGCTGTTTCGGAGTTGATCGCACAGCGCAAGAAACGGCAGGAAGCCGAAAAGGAAGCGGCGTACTGGAAAGGTGTTGCGGAAGGTCGTATCAAACCGCAAACTGATCCCGCGCCTGCTGCCCCGGCCCCGGATG